AAGTTAAGGAAAGTACTATGGAAGATTGGGATACCTACCTTTCTCAAGATTTTTGGGAGCGTTGGTTACTCATGTCATACCCAGATATGCATAAATCCAAGCTTTGGATGGCGACACAGGAGGGTGTTCTCTTCATGCCCGTTCCAGAAGACTTTTGGTTCTGCTCTAATTCCCGGTAGACCCAAAGCCAGCCTCACCCCGGAGAGTTTCTTGGAGGAGACCAATCTCCTCGATGGGTGGGGTCTCACACCTCTCTAGGACCAACTGTGCGACGCGGTCACCCTTCTTCACTTCAAAATCAGCATCCCCCATATTGAAGATGACAACGGAAATTTCACCGGTATAGTCTGGATCGATGACACCGGCGCCAATTTGAATGCCATGTTTTACAGTCAACCCAGACCTTGGAGCAACCCGACCATATACCCCCGGGGGGAGTGATACCGCGATGCCCGTGGAGATGAGCCCTCTTTTGCCCTTTGCGATAACCCCATCACAATTGCTATAGAGATCATAGCCGACAGCACCATCAGAACCTCGAGTAGGTAGAATAGAATCATATCCAAGTTTTTTGACCCCGAGGGACATTATACATCCTTAAGGCGTTTATTCTTTAAGGCACGATAGGTCAACGCACATATTCCACAACTGAAAATATTGAAAAAGAGTTGACAGGTCATTACATGTATTCTCACATATAGATTTTTATCATCATATAAGAACCATACAACTAAAGACATCAAACTTTCATACCAAACACGGAAGAATATATTTGTAAATAAATATATTTCCCGAATGGTTTGATTTCTTGGAAATATGTGTTTGAGTACCAACATAGATGTATCAATTTCGACCAGCCCCAAATATGCGGTAAGGTAGGCTTCTTCGGGGGCATACAGAGGTCTTATGGCGTAAATTAAAGCCATGATATGGTGTAGTATAATCAGTTTACGAAACGACTGTATAATCTCGGGTTGTATGTAAATCCATACAAGTTCGTAGGACATATAAAATGTTAAGGCGTGGGTGAGAAACATTGGATACACCACGTAGCCTAAAAATATCTCTGAAACACATAGAGTTGAAAATGGTATCAGAAAACAAGCGGATGTAATATTGTGGACATCCATTCTATATAAGTTTTGAACATTTTTAAATATGGATTTTTTTCATATTTAAAAATGCACTCAAAGGGTTTCGAACCCCTGACCTCAAGCTTACTAAGCTTGCGCTCTACCACTGAGCTATGAGTGCGATATGCTGAGAGTGGGGTTCGAACCCACGCGACTTACGCCAGATGTTCTTAAGACACCCCCCTTAGACCACTCGGGCATCTCAGCTTTCCTCCCTCCCACTGAGTAGTATACTCCTTAAATCTTTAAGCACTTCGGTGTGTGTTCATATGACGTCCTTTTCTCGAGTGTAGCCAAATCTTTCTCAACCTTCTTCTCGAGACCGGAGCACCCATGTTTCTCTAGATGAAGACAGCGTGGACAAAAACTTCCACTACAGTGCTTACATTCTATGGGCACCCCACATTTCTTCTTACACAGTTGACAGGGCATATACTATAACTGGGATAAAGATTTTAAGTATATTACAGCTAGTATATGTTGACTCTTGCTATCGCGAAACCTACCCGCCTACCAATCACAAACCGTTCTATTCCCGAATATGAGAAACTCAAGACCAGTCTAAAGAACTCTACGGCTGGTTATGGTGCGGCTCTATCTACGTCATACTTTATTACACAGGGAGCGGATGTTGGGGTTTCCGCGACCCTTGGTGCTGTGGCGTCCTACACCTACATGAACCTTCTGTCAGATCATGTAGACAACATAGAGAGGTCGACATTTCAGAAGCAGATGTTTGTGCCAGTGAGCACCGCTGCCTTTGAAATGGCGTGGAATAATGCACCATTTGCGTTTGATTTTGATTATGGAGCTACATTCGTAGGATTTTTGGCATACAAGTTTGCCCTAACTTCTGTTTTATACGAGGTAATCCGAGATATGATTATTAGAGACACAATTGACGAAGATTTCTGAGTTTATTTCCGTGTGTAGCGTCGATTTCGTCGCCTTTGGTTTGCACGTTTTCGTTTGCGTATGGTGCGCAGTTCGTCAGTTGCTTCCATTATTTCTTTCCATATCCATATATTACGTTGCACGTCGGGGCAGAGCGGGGCGGTAGCCTGTAAAAATGCGAATTTAACAGCGTCACTCATTTCAACTTGATTATGTATATTTTTATTAAAAACTTAGGTTGCTAATTACTTCATCTCCCCAAACTGCAGAAAGTTGTCGATCTTGCGTCCGATGCTCTTGCCAATGCCAGCGACTTTGTTGGGACCCTTGGCAAGTTCCTCACCCGAGGTTACCTCAAAGTCGAGGTTCTTGATAGCTTGGGCTGCCTTCTTGTAGGCAGCCTTCTTGTGAACGTCCGACTCTCGGGTAGCCACCTCCTCGAGGACATCGAAGATGCACTCATTGGTCGTAGGAGGCTTCTTCTTGAGATCCTCAAGTCTTGAAATCAATCCAGTCTCGAGAAACTCATCAATCTTCTTGGCGATGCTCTTGCCGATGCCAGTGACCTTGGTCTCCCCCTTGGCGAGAGACTCACCATCCACGATGGTGTAGGGGATGTTGTCGACAGCCTCGGCAGCCTTCCAGTACGCCTTGCTCTTGAAGTCATCCTTCTCAAGGTCAGAGAGTTTCCGGAGGGCATTGACGATCGCGGCGTTCCGAGAGATGTGGAAGTCATCCTCATCGTCGGATTCCTCATCGTCGGACTCCTCATCGTCGGATTCCTCATCAGACTCCTCGTCCTCGGTGCTCGCAATAGACTCCTCGTCAGACTCGTAGTCCTCATCCAACTCCTCCTCAAGGTCCTCGATCACCGCCTTTAGGCGGAAAATCTCAATCCTGTAGTCAGCGGCGTCATCATTGAGTTCGTGGACTTCCTCGCGGAGGAGCTTGTTCTCGTTCTCGAGCTTGGCAATGTAGGCGGAAATGGTAGTAGCGTTCATGGTGTTTCGAAAGTGAATGTTTTTACATTGGGGTGGACCCACTTAGGTATTCAAAATAAATATATCGTCTTTTATAAATGTTAACTGTACTTAGACCACCTACACCTCCACCCACCAAAAAGGTAAATCCAATCAAAAAGTTCATAATGAAAGTTTTCAAAATCAAGGAGATTGATTATGAAAAGTTCCGTAAGGAGGATAAATGGGCGATTAAAATCAAAGATGAACCACCTCGAGAGTAAAGTTTTTATCGAATTTGCCTAGACGAATCTTCCCATCGTCCACGAGCTTCTTAATTTTCATCCCAGTCTCCAAGTGATCATTCAACTTATACTCCCCGGGGACATCCGGCATGAATGCCATCAACGTGACCATCTTCTGATTCATCGTGAGTTCTTTGTTTTGAAACAATTGCTTAACGTACGGTGGGAAGCTATCCACGTTCATTACATTATATGAGGATATTTTCTTTAAACACCTAAGTCGATTCGACATATTTGTAATTATACTACGATGACGCTTACACGTGAACAAGCCGAGATTGCTGCGACAGAGTGGTGCGGCCCTCATGACTCTCTTGTCAGACGATGGCTAGTCTCTGCGATACTGGACCCGAGGCAGCATCGAGACATTGGGAAGTTTTTGGCACCTATCGCGGAGATCGTTGTCTGTGATTGGCTTTCTGAACAGACGAGTGCTCAAATGCAGTGTGTCTCCGGTCAGGCGTATGATATTATCGAACCTGTTTCCAGAAGACGAATTCAGGTGAAGTTTCGAATGGGGGAGTGGCATCTCGAGACGACTCGACGAAACTCTGTCGCCAATCAAGATACAAACGCAACTGGGCACGTTGCCTATCGCGCCGATGAATTTGATATCTTGGCGATTTTTGTCCCCGGACCCAATTTCGGTTTAACAGGTTGTAAAATACGTCTAATTCCACTTGACGCATTGATACATCCTCAGAGACCTACACAACTGGTTACACGAGTAAATGCAGCTGTACGTAGAACCTATGACAATGACGAGAAGGCACTCACAGTGCTTCGGGAGACTTTTCGTCAAACAATTCCTTACCATCAGGATTAATGTCGAAAAGAATATACTTTCGGTTCAGAGCTTTGCATGCCCGACCCAGCGTTCCAGAACCAGCAAATGGATCTAAACATAAATCATCTTCCCGACTGTAAAGAGATACTATTCGTTCAAGTAGTTTAACAGGTTTCTGTGTGGCGTATTTCATCTTTTCACCATTCTGAATCGACGATATATCATCCCATGTATCTCGAATGGGAACACCGTCCATTTCGTCAGCGAATCTCTTAATTCGCGGGATTCCACTACTATTGTATTCGAGGCGATGTTCTTTGTGTAAAGTTTCCATTCTTTCTTTTGAAAAATACCATTGTTTGTGATGTCCATTCCATTCATATCTTAAATTTGGTCTTGGATTAACTTCGGGTTGAGAATTGTGCGCGGCCGAGGTCGAATAGAATTTGTTGTTATGCGGACACAATTTAAGTTTTTTCATATATTCATCGTCGTATGGTTTATAGAGTGGGAAGAATTTCGATTTAGAAGTTTTACCGTATACGATGATAGTGTCATGATTCCTACCGAGTTGGTGTTTATTCTTCGCATTACCACCAGATGTCCATACAATCTCATTCTTGAAATTTTTTTCGCCGAAATACTTGTCACATATGTTTCGAATGTGTTGTGATATTCGCGGTTCTACATGAATGATTATATTCGCATCCTTTTTCATTACACGGTGACACTCCTTAATTCTTTCATCCATGAAAAGAGGGAAATCGACAAACTTATCTTGAAAGTAATAAAAATTACGCCCCGTGTTGTATGGAGGGTCCATATATATCATGTCTATAGATTCAGATTCCAGTTCTTTCAATAGCATAACATTATCACCTATCCGATACACCATATATTCTGTTATAGCGTTTTCTTTAAATCAATCTCGTAGCCTAACTCCTTCACCACAGGGTCATTTTTATAGTCTGTATTGTAGTAAATCTTCTTCACCCCACTACTCGTGAGTTCTTTGTTTTGAAACAATTGCTTAACGTGCGGTGGGAAGCTATCCACGTTCATTACATTATATGAGGATATTTTCTTTAAACATTAAAATCTTCTAACTTTACTCTCTATCTCCTTCGCATACTCCCACTGCCCCGCCGCGCGGATGGCGTCCTTCGTTCTGAGTTGCATCTTTGATAGTGACTTCCCCCTTTTTAGGCTTAAAAGGGCGCGATGAACAGTTTCATTCCTAATCGAAATTTTTCTTTTTCCTATGGCAAGCGCCTTCTGATCATCCACGTCTAAAACTTTAACCTTTTTGCATCTCGTATTTTGAATTTCCTGCTTCGCCGCAAACAGGCTAGTTCGTAAAAACTTAGTACTTTTCGTGAGCTCTGCAATCTTGGAGTGAAGATCCGCATTCTCAGACCTCATGAAAGCAAGTGATGCCCGTTGCTTCTTCACCTTCGTATCAAATTCGAATGAGTTTTGATTTCGGAGATCTATATTCTCCTTCTGAAGGGCCACTATGGTCGCATCCCTTCTCTTAATTTTAACATCTCGTCTGACAACTTTCCTTTTGAACTTTGCTTCCAGACCAGTCGTGCCAGTGGATTCCTTCCGAACACGCGACGTAGATTTTTTCACCATTTTGTTTTTTTGTATAACCTAATCAACTTAGGTTGATAATAGGTATACCATACCCCAACTCCTTCACCACAGGGTCATTTTTATAGTCTGTATTGTAGTAAATCTTCTTCACCCCACTACTCGCGAGAGCTTTGAAGCAGTTGAGGCAGGGGTAATGGGTCACGTAGGCTTCGGCACCATCGATGGAGACACCTCTCTTCGCCGCATCGGTGACCGCGTTGATCTCCGCGTGTATCGTGGCTTGTTCGTGGTTGTCTCTCACTATGGATTTGTGTTCGCAGCCACCCAGAAATCCATTATAGCCCATACTGATGAGGCGGTTGTTCTTCACCAAGACACACCCCACCTGGAGTCTCTCACATGGAGACCTGACGGACGCGAGCTGGGCAGTCTTCATGAAGTATTCTTCCCAACTTATACGGGGACTTTCCTGCTTGGGCACAGACATGAAACGGAGGGGGAGGGGGCGGCGACTCTCCATTTAAAGATACGGTAGAATATATCTTTAAATGACTGATACATCATTTAATTTTAATTCAAAAATGGAACAATTAAACGAATATTTACATGGAAAAATGGAAGACTTGAGAGGAAGTTGGATTAGTAAAAACTCTGGGTATGAAAACGATTTGTGTATTATTTTAGGCTTTAATTGTCAAAAAGAACGATACTGGGACTGTGAATATAATGATTTATACATCGAAATTAAAAAGGGTAAATCTATATGGTTAGACGAAGTGAGATATTCCGAAATATTTATGGGTATCAATGATAAATGTAAGCAAAAAACGATAACAATATTTTTAATACCATCTAAAGATAAGAATAAGATTGAAAATATTATAATTGTTGATTCACAAAAACTAATAGATTATTTAAAAATAGATGCAAAATCTGCAGAGTTCTTACTCACTCGTCGCGAAATTATAAATAGGACTTTAAACTGTCAACAAAGCGTTTCATTGAAAGACCTAAAATCAATGGCAGATTATATTGTTTCATCTTAGATCCTTATCCGCCGTGTAGTACGTCTTCCCCTTAGTGGCGAAACTATGAACCCTCGCGTACCCCCACGCTTGTGGAGAGGCTCCCGGACGATGCCCGGTTCTCCACGCAGCGAGTCCCCTATTGTAGACCGTCTTGAGGGTCTTTAGAGGTATCCCAGTGGCCTTCGAGATCTCTGGGAGAGACTTGACCTCTGGTCCATACTTTTTCCTAAACTTCTGGGTGTAGGAGGAGGTGCGGGTCTTGACCCCACTGTCTGTTTTGAAATCTTTGTAGTCCCTCTTGAGCATCTTCTTGTAGCGGGTCTCGACCTGCCCCAAGGTCTCAAGTCCCCTGAAGTACTTGAGGGGTGCATAGATTTTGCCCTCGGTTTTCCGCAACTGCCCAACCTTCTTGGTGATTTCGGCGTCTGAGAGAGGCATCTTACTTTTTCCTGAGATTTATATTTGTCATTATCACATTTCTATTCTTATCACGGTTGTATAACTTCATATTCTCCAGTTGTCGTGATAATTCATTTACTTTATTCATCTGTATATAATTTTTAGTTAATTTGTTAACCAATTGGGCGAGTTTCATTTTGTGCTCAGGAGTCTTTGTTCTCCTCCAAGATCTCTGTATTTTTATCGCAGCTTCTCGGTTACGATTAGTGGCTAAGCCAGACAGGTTTACTAAATGATCAATTTTCTGTTTCATTATTTTATCGAATTCCTTACGCTTACTTATACTTGTAAAAAACTCGGGCATTCTTATATTTTAGTAATATTTTTTTCGTACAGAATATAAATGGGACGAACATGTTCTTTGATGATAACTGACAGCACTAATCCTAAACACCTTGATGTATTTCTTAATACGTCATGGGGATTTAATGAACCAGTTAATATTGAATTAAATACTACACACTGTAATAATGTGTCTCTAAAAAGGATTCTATCTATGAAGAAGGTACTGGATCATCATAGACCAAACTCTCGTAAATATGTGGAAAGTAGCACAATCACAGTTGGGTCACACTTCGCGCGAAAGGTCTTGCAAGTTGGACTCTTTATTGTTAGACCCGAGAGACCAGTTTTTGTTCGAGTAGTTGACGTCTGAGAGAGGCATCGTACTTTTTACTGAGAAATTTTACAGCGGTGTGGATATCTGGGAACAGGTGATTCCCAAACTTTACACGTCCCGTGACGGGGTTGTAGTACCCCTTGTATTTAAGAAATTGACATCGATGCATTTCACCCATATAAAAAATACAAGATTATATTAGTGAGATAGGATGGGGCTTTCGATAATTATGGGAAATATGTTTTCGGGTAAAACTTCTGAACTAATCAGACGACTTAAGCGTTTAAAGATCATTGGTAAGAAAATATTGGTTGTCAACTCTGCTAAGGATACCCGTTCCCCCGATGAAGTTTTGAAGACCCACGACAATGTAAAGTTTGATTGTTTCAAGGTCTATGAGCTTTTCGAACTCATAAACAAGGAGGAGTTTAATAACGCGGACATCATAGCTATCGATGAGGCTCAATTCTTCCCCCGTCTCAAGAAGTTTGTGGAGTGCTGCATGTGTGTAAATAAGGATGTAATCATAGCGGGTCTGGATGGAGATTCATTTCAAAATAAGTTTGGTGAACTCCTGGATTGTATTCCAATAGCATGTGAGGTCACAAAGTTGTCTGCCCTCTGTATGCGTTGCAAAGATGGAACCCCGGGGCCCTTCACTAAGAGGATTGTAAAGAATCAGGAACTCGAACTCATTGGGGGGAGTGACATGTATATAGCCACCTGTCGTAATCATCTATGAATATCTAAAATGAGGACAACTCGTCTACCTGGTCCAGTCTTTACGAGTTCGTGGTACCTCGCGTGATCGAATATAAAATCATCGCCATCCACGTGGACATGCGAACCACTTTCAGTATACAACGTGCAATCACCATCACTTTGTATAGTGAGATGATACCTCAGGAGTTCATTTGATTCAGCTCGGTGGGGAGCTATAGTCATAGGACCATCTACGACTGCGAACGCGGCGCGCTCGGCGAAGTCGCGTGTGCATGAAATCTGTTTGATTAATCCGTAGAGTATTGGAAAATGTTCAACTTTATAATAGTAGTAGTTCATATTCTCCTCAAACCATGGATCTAAGTCATGGTAATACTCGTGTTTCAGTGATGGTGAAACTTTTAGAAACTCTTCGCGTATCTTTTTATAGTGAAGTTTCAGTAATAAAAGTCCGGGGTGAAAGTGGTGAGGCTTGAATATATCTCTCAGTGTGTTTTGCATACCAACCACAGGTCTCCATATATTTGTAAAGTATAACAGATCTATCGGTGCTTTCATGTAGTCACAAAAAACTAAAATGGCGGGTGTAATAATCAGAAGGGGCCACATTATTTTCTCGGTAGATAATAAAAATGCCCGGATACGGCAAGCGTGAATACATGGACCCAACCCCAGAACCCACCGAGGACGTCAAGACTGTTGAGCATCGCTTCAAGATGCCAGCTCTCCCAGCGCTCACCATCGTTCAGATCCTCCTCGTCTCGTTCATTGCGTACCACGCGTGGACTACCCGCAAGATGAAGAGCCCCGTTTTGGGCACTGCTATTGTTGCCTACGCTCTCTTCCACCTCTATGACCACCTTTACCGTGTGAAGCGTGGCCCAGAGAACCTTTTCTTCCTCCCCAAGAAGGAGGCGTACTGTGGCGCGTGCCGAAAATAAATCCCTGTAAAATATAAGTATGCGCGTCAAGGTTATTCGTAGCCCGAACCCGAGGAAGAAGTTCAGGGCGATATTAGAAGACGGCAGGACTGTTGACTTTGGTGCACGTGGATATTCCGACTACACCAAACACAAGAATCCTTCACGAATGCGTTCCTATGTTCTTCGCCACGGGGGTCAGATACCCAGACGTGTGATGGAGGAAGAGGATCCCCGAAAAATTCAGAAGCTTATGCTCAACGTAACCACCAGTGACAAGGAGGACTGGAAGTTAGGTGGAGTAGATAGTGCTGGGTTTTGGTCTAGGTGGTACCTATGGAGTTATCCCACATTTGGGGGTGTCCGTAGATTTATGAAAAAAAGTATAGTATAACTATAGTATGAATACACTTGTTCCTATATTATTGATATTATTTCTAATTTTCATATC